ATCCGTCGCACTCATCGCATTCCTCCGGTGTAAACGTGTACACTATACCGCAATCTCGGCATCTCGCATGACCTACGTCACCCAAGACACCGGCAAACGACACCTCTTCGCATTCACAGAGCGGGCATTGCATTGGGGGCCTCCGCTTTTGCTTCTAGCCAATCGTCCACGGCGTGCATGACATCTGCACGCAAATGCCGGAGCAGCTTCAGGACATCGGCCTCTGCCACCAAGCCGTTAGCGATCTCGGCTAGGTGCGAGGCGTCCCGCATGCAGGGGTCAACGCAATCGATCTGCCACAGGCTGGCCGCGTGATCGCCCACGCAGCGCTCGCCCACATGCACGGACAGAACCAGGCCCCACCAACCCCACAAATCATGGGCAAAGTTGTGCCTCTGCTCATGGGTGTACGGATAGTCGGGGGGGTCTTGGATATCGTCCTGCTCAAAACGCACACGCAAACTCAGCACCCCGCATTGAACCTCCACAGAATGGCGGTTCTGGCACAGGGCAATGGCAATCTGCTGCTCGGTGAATTCAGGTGTTGGCATTGCTCTCCTCCTTCTGTCGCTGCTCCCATTCGTATGGGAAGACGGGCACCCAGGCCCATCGTCCATCGTCCATCGCACCGCCGTAGAACCGATCCGCATCCCAGCCCAGCTTGTCGCAGAGCTGGCGGCATGCCCTCCGATGATTGAATTCGCTGTCTAGCTCGCTGGCCCATGGCACTGTCACCATGTGGCCGTTAGCTGTAGCCCGAACACATGAGCCGCGTGTATTCGTCGGCCCGTGATACTTGCTGGTGATTGCCACCATGTCACACCTCCCCGTTATGAACTGCGGCAGTCACATCGACGCCGCCTTGGAAAACCCCGATGGCCTCGGCCCACGCCCCTAGCTCGCCGGGCATGTGTCTTTCACGCCACGCCCGCGCCTGTTCCATAGTGGGCCAGTACTGCACGGATGGGTGTGAGCCATCCCGCATCCAACGCCCATTGGAGGCAAGCCACAGGCCACGCAGTGTGATCCCGTACCGCCAGTGCAGCGGATCGTCGTCCAGCCTTCGCATGTCACACCTCTTTTGCTAATGGCATAATCCACCAGAAATCGCAGGCATACAGACGCTCGCTCTGGTATTGCTCCGCCTCTATGCCGTCACTGAACGGCCCGTAGACCTTGAACCCCTCCCAGGGGGCTCCTGCCAGAATCACGCACATGTCACACCTTCGCCATTGGGGGAATGTAAAACCGCCCGTCGTTACGCTCGCGGGCGTTGATATCAGCCAGCCCACCTACCCGCAGAAACACTTGATCCAGAAGGGCATGCGACTCCGCAGACAGCCCGGCATCGTCCTGCAAGAGCAAGAGAGCGAGGTTGTGCAGATCGATCCGCAGTTCACGCAGATCGTCTGCCGCACGCACTAGCCTGCCTGTCAGACTTGTCATGTCACACCACCTTTCGCATAGGGGATTTCTGGGAGCAGAAAACACCTGCCGCCATCTTTTTCTGGATGGTTTCCAATGCCAGCTCCCTTGGAACTGGTCCCATCCACCCGCCGCCACCGCGGCAGTTGTAGCCGTACCCTACGGGCAAGTGATCGATGCACTGTTCGTACACCTCCACCCAGTCCTTGCCACGCCGCGATTCCCAGCGTGCAATCACAATTCGCTCCATGTCACACCTCACGCGGCATTCGCCGGATGAATGTTCCCGATCACGCCCCGTAACGCACGGGGCAACCTGACCGCAAAGCCAGACCACCGGGCGAACCAGCGTTCCCACTTGCGGCCCTTCAACCGCAGCCCGACGCAGACGCCGGCAGGATCCAGGAACCGCAGATCGGTCCTGTCCCCATCGACAACACGCCACCGATACCCGTTTGGGTCGGTGTACCACTTGGGCAGGCGACCGAAGCGGTGGTACTGCTGCTTGCCGCGCGGCATCCACTCCGAGTCAAAGACCACGGAGATAGAACTCCCAGTGTCGTAGACCCGCTGCCAGTCTTCTGCCGTCGTAGCCTCACTGACCGAATAGGTCAGGTGGTAGTTCGCCGGAACCTTGCCGAGCCGCTTGGAGACTTTGGTGTAGTCCCAGTACCGGATAGGCAGATCAAACATCTCTGGAATCGTCCGCTCCCAGGGAGCATCGGAATCCAGATTGGGACGGCAGGCGACAACCGAATCCCCTGCCCGTCGCACATAGCCCCGCAACTCGTCCAGCAGATGAGCGCGAAACTCCTCGCGATTCTCCACGTACCAGCGGGTGAGATTGGCCCGAATCTCGGGCACATCACCAATGGCACCCTGCCCAGATTGGGAGGTGACACAGGGCACAGAGCAGAGCGCTAAGTCTTTGCTCTGGGCATCCTCGCGTATAGCTTCCAGCGTCCAACCCGTAGCACGCAGTTCACGGAACCGCGTGATGGGGTATGCCTTGGGGCACATGTTGTACCCCGAGGCATCGGACGCCAGGAGAGACACGGTGCAGACCTTATAGTCCTGCATCCCGTGGCGAATCTTGGCGTTTCCTTCGCCATCCTGGACGATGCGGGCGACATGGTAAGCCATGTAGCACCTCATCGTTAGAGAAACCGACTACCGAACGGCAGCCGAATAGCCCCCTCTGGGTGAACGGTTGGATTGCAGGCCACCGTGACGGCTAGCACGGGCGGTGGCGGCTCTTCCCGCGTTGACTACGCACTCCGTCGAATGCGTTTTGCCCAGAGGGGGCTATTCGGACACCGTAGAAACGGCAACCGAACCCGGGCAGGCAGCATTCGGACTTACTTGGGCGTTCGCCCGATTGCCGCAACCACCTGCCCGGGATCGAATCCCGTTAGTAGATGATCTCGTTGGGACACGGCAGCAGATTCGCCGCCGCATGCCAGTCACCATTCACGGCTGCCCGTAGATCACGGAAGCCGGCACCGGAATGAAACGTGGGGACATCGCCAACCCGCTCCGGGATAAAGTCCGGACGGCGGATGCGGCAGTGGTCCCGCAGATACCTCACGCGCTCGCTGGCCGTATAGCAGTCAGACCAGACTCGCGCGCATTCCTCGTCCTCCCGCTCGGAGAAGTCTGACTCATCCAAGATGGGGTAATCGTCCAGCTTCTGCCGCAGCCCATCGGCTGTCCGCAGAGCCTTTTCATCGGACTCATGGATAGCAATCCACTCCACCCAGCCGACTGCCCAGTGAGACTCACGGACACAGCGAACCGTGTCCGATTCACCCCCAAGGGCTGCCAGCATGGCATGGAAGTTAGATTCCTCCAGGCAGTCCGAATCCCTGGAACGCCCGACACCAGAGGAGTAGTACTCCGGCCATTCGGCACCGAAGTAACTGTCCGGCATCTTCCAGCGTTCCAGCCGTTCGGGCTGGTACATTGGAACCTCCTTTAACTGCCCGCATACGCGGAGAGTAAATACGCTTACTCCCGTCGTACCGTCCGAATGAATCGGACGATATATAACGGACTGGCGACGGAACAAATCCCGAAAGATTTTCGGAACGCCCGCTGCTCGCATAACTCAGGGCAGGAATGCGAATCCGCACGGTTACAACAAACGAAAAACCGTGATACGGTCGTTCGTCCGTTGTGTCGTTCGGACGATATATAACGGACTGTGACCGGAACAATTCCGGGAATGCTATTGAAAATATTTTTTCGGGCCGATATAAATGAGTAACTCCCGGCCAGTAGCCCGGGGGTATCACTTAGGAGGTTAGAACAATGAACGCCAACAATCCCGCCACGTGGTCCGAAGAACTGTGGAGCCAGATTCTGGCCATTCTTGCAAGCTATATAAGGAAGTGGAGCGGCCCCGATAGCCCTATGGAATTGTCCCCGGAAGCTCGGGACGAAGTCCGCTCCCGAATCATCATGGACGTAATGACCGGAACCATCCCGGAAGGAATGTCCCCGCTGCACTACGTCTTTAGGACGGCCCGGAAGTGGAGAATGAAAAATTGGGCCGGTGATACGGAAACCGATACGCTCCGGAAGCGTGGTGAGCGTGCCGCGGCCCGGAAAGCCTTGACCGATCCCGGGAGCCGTGAAAGCGAGGAAGGACGCAACAAAAGCCCGTTCCGGGGAATGTCGGACGATTCCCGCCAGCCGACCCCGCTGGCCATGATGGTCGCCATGGAAACGGCAACGCGGGAGGGGCTGGTCTACATATCGGATCGGCAACGGAAAGCCCGTAGAAAGCCCGTAAAGGGAAAGCCAGCCCCGGTGAAGTATCGCGTACGGGCTACGGGTTTCGCGGGACGGGCCCGTTATGGGTTTGGCCGGGAAACCGGGAAACCGTTGTACTTCCCGGGAGCCCGTACCCTTATCACGTTCGATCCACTCCCGCAGGAAACGGAAACCGGCCCGCGGGGGAAGCCCCACATTCCCTATGCTGGCACACTTGCAAACCGTGCCATAGGGAAGACTCGGGCCGCGAAACTAGACGAGACCGCCATTGGGCAGTCTATGGCAAGAATGGCCATCCTCGGGAGAGACAAGCCCCGGGCTTTCATCCGCCAGCCTATTCCGATGGCAGGGGTTCCAGCTACCCAGGGGGATGGAACGGAGTGGCGATCAATCCGGGAGTGAAGTAGGCCACAAGCCCCGCCGGGAAGCCAAGCCCGGCGGGGCTTTTTCATGCGCAGCCAGGGTAGTGTACAGGGGTATAGTATTCTCATATCCCAAGTGTCCATTGGCATGATGCAATAGGGTTGCAAGAGACCCGCCGGGACGGACCCGGAACCGGGGGAACGAGAGGGCGGGGGGCCAATGCACAACCCCCGTTTTTCCCGGGGGAAACGCTTATTGAGACTGGTCTCAATAAGGCCCGGCCGGGGTTGGTAGACCCGGAGTCTAGCCTAAGTCTAGCAATGGCAACGGGTTACGACCGGCCACAGAATCCCGCGACACCGACAACGACACCCCCCGAGCCCCCCCCGGCGCGTCGAACGGATCATGTCAATTCCCCTCCCGACTTTTTTCACCCCTTCGTCCCCCACGTGGTTTTCAGCCCTTTTCCCCGTGTCGCCCCTCTGTCGCCTGAGCCCCTGGCTCGCTTTCTCAGCCCTTATCCACGCCCCTGTCGCCGTCTGGACACTTGTCTACTGATCGGCCTTCTGGAGCGATTCTGTGGCGTGCTGTCAGTGTTGCTGTGGCGGGGTGAACTGCACCGAGGGGCAGCAGGGCAAGTGCTGCTGCGGCGGGTCCACGGGGGTTTGCTGTCAGGCGGGCCAGTACTGCTGCGGGGGCGCCTGTCAGGCGGAGCCGTGTGAGGAATGCTCAGGCCCGTGCGATGAGGAAAACCCGTGCCCCGAAGGCTGCGAGTGTGTGGATGGGCAGTGCGTGTCTGGTGGGGCTTGCTGCACCTGCAGCAATACTCCGCAACTCTACAGCGGATTTTACAGCGAACCATTTCCGACGTTTGACTATGCCGACGAGGCGGCGTGGCTTGCCGGTATCGCGGCAAAGACAGCAGAGATGGAGGAAAAGGCCACCGCGCTCGGCGCAACCCTCACCTCAAACGGATACATATGCGCCAATACGCCAACTGCCGTGCTAGTGTCTTATCCGGAATTTGATATCCCGAATGGGATCTGGGGTCGCCTTGAGGTCGTAGGGTTTCGCATTACTGCGACTTGTTGCGGAAGCGTGGATACGTCTGGAACACAGCTGGAGTCTGACGGCTTCCCTATCACGGTGGAAGGCAATCCGGCCTACCCATGCGTCGGCCCATACACCTACGACGTATGCACGGACGGCGTTGGCGCTGAGGACTGCTGCGGCGTTCATCGTCCAGGGCAGACGTGCGCGGACGAGCCGTGCGCGGGATGCTCCGGCTCGTGCGACGAAGAGAATCCGTGCCCCGAAGGGTGCGTGTGCGTGGATGGACAGTGCGGCGAGCCGTGTTATTTCGTCAACACCACCTACTACGGCTGCCAGGTGGCATACAACGCCTGCGCTTGCTGTTTCGACATTTACGAGCTTGACGCGGACGCGCTCATCGCTGCCATGCAGGCTTTTGCAACTGGTGCCTTGTCAGATGCGTTCCAGAGCAGGGGCTTTACGGTTGGCAATTACGCGCCGTGGACGGTAAGTCGTGGGACGATTTCCGCGTACACCTCAAGCGATGGAGTTACATGCTTTCCGCAGGAGGTGGAGTGCGAGGCGGAAGTTGGAATCCCTGAAAGCGGAAGCATGTGCCTCTACTGCGATGGGGTTATCGTGTACGACGCTTCGCTAGACCCGCTCCCAACCGAGGAGTTCAACGCTGACGCTACGGAAATCAGCGAAGAGTGCGTGTGCCCGTTTGCGAACGTGGCAATGGCTGATCCTTATTATGGAGGCGAATACCTCAAATGCGTCCCGTGCGGCGGGGCGTGCGACGAGGAAAATCCATGCCCGCAGGCGGCCCTGGATTATGGCGTCCCGTACGAGTGCGTGTGCGTGGACGGTGAGTGTGTTCGCGTGCTTGTAGGGAATCCGTTCCCATGATCTCCGGCCACCGCCAGCTATTTGAGGCCCGGTGCCGCCAGCGTGGATACACGCTGGACGAGGTGCGTGCGTGCCTCGTCAGTGAGGACGGCGACCAGATCACGGTGGACGAGACGCACCCTGTCTACCCGCGAGAGCCGAAGCCGGGATTGGTCCCGCACGCGCCTAAGCTGCCCGAGCCAGTCCCCGACCTCACCCGAACCGACGCCCCTTCATTCTTGACCAAGGTCAAGAACTTCGCCGTCGCGTCTGCCAAGCACGTCGCGGCCGGGATGCCGGTGGCTTCGGACGCCGAGATCATCCGCCGGCACGACATCTGCCTCGGCTGTGAGTTCCTCAAAAATAACGCCTGCACCAAGTGCGGCTGCCCCGTCGTTCGTAACAAGCAGTACGTCTCCAAGCTCTCTTGGGCTGATAGTGAATGCCCGGTCGGAAAATGGGGCAAAGAGGCCACTGGTACATAGGGAGAACTTCCATGGCATACGCACCAATTCAAAGCATCGTCGCCGGCCAGAATTCTCAGCTTGGTGACCTCCACAGCCAGATGGGCAATGAGGTCGAAGCCTCCATCCAGCGGGAGAATGATTCCCGTGTCGCCCAGTTCCGTGAGATGAGACGGATGGAGCATGAGAAGGAGATGGAGCGCATGCGGCAGGAGACCGAGCGGATGAAGGTCGATGCCATGATCCGCCGGCTGGGGGATGATAAGACGGTTCGCTTCCCCGGCGGGAGCATTCGTCTTGGATGACGATGATCTGGACATTGAACCCGAGGAGTGGATGCGCTGATGGCGGATACTTGGGCGCAGTACTTCGGCGGGACTGACGAGCAGCTGGATGCCGACCGGCAACGCAGGCAGGCCGAATACGACCAGATCGTAGCTTCCAAGACCTACCGTGCATTGCGGGGGCTTCAGTCTCCGATCCCGGTTGACGGGCGCGAGATCGACCCGCGTGAGGCTCGCATGGCCATGGTCATGGACACCATGTACTCCAATCCGAACACGGACTATGGGGCGGATCTCGGCAAGGCTTATGACACTGCCGGAACGGTGGCCGGCAATGTGTACAGCGGGCTGTTTGAAACCACCATGCGTCCCCGGGACACGCTGATCAAAGCTGCCCAAGCGTATTCCGCAGGTGACGGATGGAAGGCGGCCGAGCTTGCCGCCCGCGCTCCGCTCTCCGTGGTCATGCCCTCAATGGCTGCCGGGACTCCCTACCAAGAGGACGATTGGCGGAAGGACGCCGAGCGGCTGGGGATTCATCCAGGCAACATCGTCGCCCTGGATGTTCTCACGGATCCAGAGACCTATCTTCCAATCCCTCTCCCATTCAAAGCAGCTGGTAAGGCGATGCGTATGGCCAGCCCAGCAGTCAGAGGCATGGATCAGTACGGCGAAGCGATCCGCCAGCTGCGCATGGCACCGAGGTGACGGATGGCGAATCCAGTCGATAACGCCGGCCGGGTGATCGCTGGCCTCCTGACATACAACCCCGGGCCAGGGATCTACTCCCGCCTGGAGCGTGCCATTGAGGCTATGCCGGAGAACGTCCGCGCCCAAGAACTCCCCGGACTCCTGAAGCGATACAAGGACGGCGTCCCTGGCTGGGAGCTGAAGGCGACGGACTTGGATTCGGTCATCGCCGGCCGGGATGTGGTCCCTAAGTCGGAACTCCTGGCCCGCGTCCAAGAACGCAGCCCGGTGTATACGACCAGAGAGCTACGACTGGAAGCACCGAAGCCAAGGCATATTCCTGATGAGATTCGCAATCCAGCGCTGCAGGTGATGCGCGAAAACGACTACCTTGGCTTTGACACGTTGGGTCAAGGCATGGCGGCGGTGCGTGAGCATCCCGATTGGCGGAATCGCTGGGAGGTCAGCGATGATGACGCCGGCCCGCTAGAGGCGTATCGCAATTGGTACGCGAACCCTGGCGCAGACTATGCGGGGCGTGAAATCAGAGGCCTTGGAGCCACGGAAGCCCACGGCCCAACGCGGTTCCATGACTATGCGGGCCACGGAGCGAAGGACTACACCGAGCTGGTGTTCATGCAGCCCAACTTTGGGAGGACGCCAGGGCATCACTGGCATCCGGACTACCCAAAGCCGTGGGACGCATCGCCGCAGGTGCAGCAGGTCGCCGGCCGGGATGCTGTGTCGCACATGCGAATGGCAACGCACGGTGACGCGCTCAGGCTGCTGGAGAGCCAGAGCGATGTGCTGAACGATGCTATTAAGGCTGAGGAGTCGGGCAGGCCCGCGCCCGCGCGTTACGACATGCAGCAGGCGCAGGTCGAACTGGACATCAAGCGCTTGGCCCTGGAGGCTGCTCGCTCCGGAAAGCGGGCGATTGAGATCGCATCGCCGGAAGCAATCGCCCGATCAGTCGGCATGCCGCTGGAGCATGCGCAGCATCGCTATGGCAAGGTAATCCCTTCCGAGCTTGAGCGACTTGGCCGCAAGATGGGCGGACTGGTCGATGACACGCCAGCCAATGCGGGTGAAGTCATCCGGTACGAGCTGCCATACGATGGCGGCAATCTCGTCGCAGAGCCTCGTCATTTCGCAGAAAAGATATTTAAGGACGAGTTTCCGCGAACAGGCCCAGCGCCGGCTTTTGAGATCGATCCGACGCAGGCTTACAACCGGCTGGAGTACTCCTACTCGCTGCATCCAGATCAGACAAAGGACGCCGCAGGTGTCTTGCACGCCGCCCTCGCCGTCCGGTTGCAGCGAGCCGGGATGTCTGCGGCCGACGCCTCAGTGGCCGCCGGCAAACGGATGCCAGAATTAATGCGGCTTGCAGAAGAGCAGTCAGCGAGGGCGAACGCCTACGACCGTGTGTATGAGCTTAGGGACGCGCAGGATGCGGCTGGGAAGATGGCTGAACGGCGTGGCGTTCCCGGAAAACGCTACATCATGTCCGACGAAATGCGCCGCCGCCTCATTGAATCTGGCGTAGGTGCCTCCGTCCTTGCCCCGCTTCTCATGCAGGAAGGTGAGTGATGGACTCCGAAGGCGACAAGATCCGCAAGCTCAAGCGTGGTCTGTGGGACAACATCCACGCCAAGCGTGCCCGCGGGGAACCGCCGGCCAAGCCTGGAGACAAGGACTACCCCGACCCGAAGCAATGGAGGAAAGTCAGTGGACAGCGAGGGTGACAAGATTCGGAAGCTGATCCCCAACAGGCCCGTGCGAACTCCGGGGCATCCCGAGAAGTCGCACATGGTGTTAGCCAAGGTCGGTGACAAGGAGAAGCTCATCCGCTTTGGACAGCAAGGCGTGCAAGGCTCCCCTGAGAAGGAAGGCGAATCCGAGGCCTACCGCAGCAGACGAGAAGCATTCAAAGCCCGTCACGCAGAGAACATCGCCAAGGGGAAGATGTCTGCGGCCTATTGGGCGGATCGCGAAAAATGGTGAAGCGATGGGCAAGCTAGACCAATACGGCGATGCAGTGCGTGGTGTCATCAGGGCATTCCATGGAAGCCCGTATGACTGGGACCGCGTGGACATGTCGATGGTCGGCAAGGGCGAGGGGCCGCTGGATGAGGGGTTTGGGTTTTACGCTTCGGACAAAGAAGGCGTTGGCAACTGGTATCGCCAGCACACTTCCTACCTGCGCCGCAAGATACTGGCAGACCAGATGCGGCAGGTCCGCGATGGGCTGCGGGCAGAGCCGAACGATCCGCAGTGGCATGCAAAGTACCGCCGCGCCATCGGTCTAGCGCCGGATGTGCGACAGCAGGCGAGCCGACTTCAGAGAGAGTTCCCTCGCGGCAGGACGTATGAGCTGGAGATCGGCGTCCCGCGAGATTCGCTGATGGAATACGACGTTCCGGTCTATGCACAGCAGCCCGAAGTTCTGGAAAAAATGCGGGCCGTAGACTCAACGCTTGTGGACGACCTAATTGAGTCGCCAGATGCCGATGGCGCCATGTTTTACAACACGTTAGCAGGCGGCACGGCGCTAGACCCGCCCAGCATCCGAGGCCAGCGAAGGGCGTCAGAAATGCTCTTCGGTGCGGGCATACCTGGGCATGCCTATCGCGGCAACGCAGACAACTACGTGTTCTACCCCGGCACCGAAGACTCCATCCGCATTCTTCGCAAGTACGGGATCATGGCGCCGATAGCAGCTGGGGCGGCGGTGGGCGAAGAATAGTTCACATCCAAGTGGAACACGGGAGCCTTATCTAGCCCATTCATCTTCCTAGAGGCCCTTCCCCCGAGGCACTAGGTGATCATGTCAGACGAAACGCTCCCAGAAATCGAACAGTCCGCACCGGAGACCGCAGCTCCCGAGGCTGCGCCGCAAAGCGCTCCCCAAGCAAGCGGCGGGTTCGATACTCCCTGGTCTGCCTTTAAGCAGCTCCCCGAGTATCAGGGCCGCGACGATCTGGACATCGCCCGCGATCTGTATCAGTCGCGTCAGGGTTTCGCTGAAGCCCAGCGTCAGCTGGCGCAGTACCAAAGCGTGATCCCATACGCGACTGAATACCTGCGTAACCAGAAGGACTACGAGGCGTGGCGTGCCGCTCAGGCCAAGGCCCAAGAGCCAAAGCCTGAAGAGAAGAAGCGATGGTGGTCGCCTCCTCAGATCGACGAGAGCTTTAAGTCCTACATCATCCGCGATCCGCAGACTGGCAAAGAGGTCATCGACCCCAATGCCCCGCTGCATGCTCGCGAGGCTCTTCGTCAGTACCAGGACTACACCGCGAACTTCGCCCGTAAGTTCGTCACGGATCCCGAGACCACGCTGAAGCCCTTCATCGAAGATGTGGCGATGCAGAAGGCGAAGGAGCTGGTTGAGCAGCACCTGACCCAGTACAAGACCCAGAACTACGTTCAGGACTTGGAGTCGCAGAACGCCGACTGGCTCTATGACCAGAACGGCCAGATCAGCCAAGAGGGTCAGGCGATCCAGGCCTACATCAATGAGGCCGCCCAGTTTGGCATCCAGGGCGCCGACGCTCGCTGGAAGTACGCCACCGGCATGCTGCAGCGTGACCTGTTGAATCTGCGGTATCAGCAGATGCAGGCTCCGAATGTGGCGCAGGGTCCGGCCGGGGCTGTCGCGCCCCAGCCAGCGCAGCCGGCCGACCCAGTGGCCCAGGCCAACATGCAGTTCCTTCGGGAACGTGCCACTCGTACCCCGAACCGTAGTGCAGGAACCACTGAGCCGCGGGCACCTCGCCAGCGGATGAGTTTTGAAGAGCGGCTTCGCGGCCAACTCGTTAACGATGGAGTTATCTAATGGCTAGTTCGACTGACTGGGCACGTTCTATTGCAACGACGATCACCAATCATCTCCGTGAGGAAGAGATTGCGTCGTTGCGGAAGTACAAGTTCTTCGCTGCTTTGGAAGGTGCCGGTCAGATCCGGACCAACATGAGCGGCCGTGGCTTCGACTGGGAAATCCAGTACCGGAATCACAATCCGTCCGGTAACAACGGTGAGACTCCTCGCAACTTCAGCAGAGAGAACCTCTGGAAGAAGCTGGAGCTTGAGTACCGTGGCGCGCAGGTGACCGACGCGATCTACAAGAAGGAAATGCTTGAGAATCGCTCGGCCCAGGCCCTGGTCAATGTCGCAGGCAAAATGGCGAGCCGTCTGCTCACCTCCATGGAGCAGTACCTCGCCCGTGAATGGGTTCAGGATGGTTACGCCCCGGGCAACGAGCTTCGGTTCCACGGCATCGAATCGTTCATGGGTGCGACCCAGACGATTGACTCCACGGCTGCTGGTGCTACGGCTCGCTCGGCTAACGCGGCCGATCCGTTCTTCTATCCGAACGACACCTACGCCGGTCTTTCGACGGTGCTGGGTGCGTACGGCGGCTCGGCCGATGGCGTGTCGATGTGGCCCTCGGGCAAGGTCGATCCGGAATTTGATTTCTTCTCGCCCATTGTGGTGAACGCGGACAGCTCCCACTTCGGTGCCAGCACCTGGAAGGACAACTGTGCCAAGGCTCTGCGTGAGGCGATTCACCAGACCCGCCGGAACGATACGAAGGAAGATCAGGTGGACATGGTCCTTCTGGACCGCCGGTTGTTCATTGACTTCCTCAACACGCTGGATGCCAAGGAGCGTGTGATTGTCAGTCGTACCAACGGTCTGCGTAGCTACGGCTTCACGGATGTGTTTGAGTTCGACGGCGTTGAAGTTTCGTCGGAGAACTCGGTGCCCGCCAACACCGGCTACGGCCTTGCGGTTGGTAACATTGAGCTTCTCTGCATGGAGAACCAGCTGATGGTGAGCGAGGGGCCCTTTTACGACGAGCTTACTCAACAGTACAGGTACGTTGTAAGCACCCTCGGTAACCTTAAGTTCAAGTCGCCGCGTAACTTCTTTAAGCTCGTTGCCTAATCCAAGGTCTCAGGAGAACCAGAGAGATGAGTCTGTACGTTGATCCGCCCTTCAGCCTGGGTCAGACGCTTGGCGTCTCGTCCGCTACGGACGGCACTGGCTGGGTGGGTGTTGTAAAGGTGTTTCCGGACGTTGATCCGACGACCGGCAAGATTCGTAGCAACCGGGTGAAGAAGTGCGTTGCCGTCCGCAATACGTCGGGCGGCGCCCTGCTTCCGAAGCGGGTGGTGCGGTTCGCCTCGGGCACGGCCGGCACGGCTGTGTTCTCGGCTGTCGATGGTTACACGGCCGTCGCTAACAACGAGCTTGTTGGCGTGGTGGACGAGTACCTCCCGGCTGCTGGCGTGGTGGCGAACGATGTGTTCTGGGTGACCGTGGACGGCCCGACCGAAGTGTCGGCTGCTCTCTCGGGCACGGCGATTGCGGTGGGCGACCGGCTTGCGGCCATCACGGCTGCGACGACTGGCGCTACGACTGCGGGCCGCGTGACTCCGAGCGGTATCGGTGCTGCGACGACGGGCTCCGACAACGCCAGCCTTGGCGTGATCGGTTATGCCTGCTCGGCCGGTACGACCACCGGCGCGGCTGTCTTGGCTCTCGTTCGGACCAACGTCGGGTGATTTTTCCCTAACGGGGATCGGGGGCAGCCGGACGGGGGAAACCTCGCCGGCTGTTTCCATATATGGACCCAGCAATCCAAAACCTTGACTTCCTGCGTCAGCTGATTGCCGAGGCCCGTGCGGAGAACCCGTACGTGGACATGGAGAAGCTGAGAATGATCCTGAACACTGGCATGGGAACGGAGAGGGAAGAATGACGAGCATCTACCGCCCTGCTGGTGCGCCGCAGTCTGGTCAGGCCAGAGAGCCGTTTCGTTTGGCCGATCCGCTGCCGCCGCAGTCAATGCCCCTCCCGACACCCAACAGCCGCAACTCTGTTGTGGTAAGCGGTGGGCGTGTCTCGCCGTACCAGGGCAATCAGGCTAGCGCGGGAGGATCCCCGACGAACATGTCGGCCTACGCTCCTCCCCGCAATCCTAGCCGCTCGGCGGGCATGAGGTGGAATGGAACACAGTGGACTACGCCGTCTACGAGCCGCGCCCAAGCCAAGCCTCCGCAGGGAACGCCGTACAACCCGGGTGGTGCGTACGACAGGGACGGGCGATTTACGCCTAACGTGCCGATCCCGAGCCAAGGCCCGCGTGTTGGCGGCTGGCCTACTGGCGTATTTGCTGCACCACCGTCCTACACCCCCGGTGGTGGTCCCGGCAACTTCGCCAACATGCCACCGGACATGCGGCCTTCGCCATTCACTGGGACAACTTACGGCCCCATGGGCGGGCAGATGGATCCGTCGCAGGCCTTCGCCCAGCGGGATGCGTTCGTTCAGTCGATCAACGCCGCCCGCTCGCCGTTTGCGGAGGCGGTTGGCAGCGGATACCGAGGCCCGCCACCGCAACGTGACCTGGGCCAGCTGTGGAGTCAGGCCGGCGATATGGTCAAAGGCGGTTGGCAGAACCCTCTCGGCTACGACGCCATGATTGGCCGACTCGCATCGCAGGCTCCCGGGGCCCAAGTCGGGATCGCGTACGGAGACATAACACCGGACGCTATCGGACGGCCGCTTACCCCGGAACGGCAACGCCTCGCACAGCGTGGATATATCTTTTAGTTGACTTCTGTTCACCTATGCACTAATTTACACACCATCCCCCGAGGTGTTGCATGATCCAGAAGTTCAGCGTCGGTTTCTGCACCTTCTCCTACGGCGGCAACGGCGGCATTTCTTCGGAAGTGCCGGACATCCGAGAGTGGATGGTCCCGCTTGTGTCCCGCTTGTCCCATGACGAGCGCGTCTCGCAGATTCACATCTGGAACATCGCGGACACGCCCATCACCATGAGCCGCAATCGGTCGGTGCTGGAGGCTCGCCAGCGTGGGTGCGATGTCTTGGTGATGATCGACTCGGACATGAAGCCAGACCTGATGATCGGGACCGATCCGGAAGCCAAGCCGTTCTTTGACGAGGCGTTCGACTTCCTTGTGAAGCATTACCACAAGGGGCCTGTGGTTGTGGGTGCCCCGTACTGTGGCCCGCCGCCGCATGAGTGCGTGTACGTGTTCCGCTGGCAGGCCATGCAGTCAGATCATCCGAATCCCGACTTCCAGCTGGAGATGTACGACCGTCACACCGCCGCCAAGATGGCTGGCATTCAGGAGTGCGCGGCTCTTCCGACCGGCCTGATCATGTACGACATGCGGGCGTTTGAGCTGACGGAGCCGAAGACTGAGGCCGACAAGCCGTGGTTCTATTACGAGTGGGCCGACAAGTACGCCGCTGCCAAGGCATCGACTGAAGATGTGACGATGACCCGCGACCTATCGCTCGTCGGCACGCAGAAGCTGGGCTACAACCCAGTGTTCTGTGCGTGGTCGTCATGGGCTGCCCACTACAAGCCCAAGGCTGTGCCAAAGCCGCAGTTCATCGACGCCAAGCACATCGCCCAGAAGATGAAGGACAGCTTCCAGGCGAACGTCACGCAGGACACTAAGATCGTCAGCATCGAAGGCCCGAAGGATCTGCTGAAGAAGTTCGACAAGCTGGAAGGCCCCGCGTGTCCGACCTGAAGGTGTGCATAGGCTGCGGGGCATCGCTCCCGGCCACCACGCAGTTCTTCCACAAGTCCAAGGATGGCTTCCACGCCCGTTGCCGGAAGTGCCGCAACAAGAAAGAGCGGACGGCCCGCAAGAAGAAGACGAACAAGAAGCTGGAGGAGATCGAACGCGGGGCAGTCGATCTGTTCATCTCCTCGGCTCGTCTTGGTGGGGCGAACATCCCTCACTCCTCCGAACTGCTGGAGGTGGTGATGGAGTACTTCGGTGGGGTGCGTGGGTACGCGAACGTATTCATGAAGCAGTACTACGACTCGCCTGCCGGAGGGGCGTTTCGCACCAAGATGCTGGATTCGCTCATGCGACTGGTGGTGGGGAACACCGCGATGGGCGGGGCGAAGAAGCCGCTGGAACTGATGAGCGAAGAAGAACTAGAGGCCGAACTCCGACGCCAAGTGCTGGAGGCGGCCATGTCTATGCAGAAAGTTGAGGTTGTCGATGGACAGAGTGTGCCGAACCTGCCGTTGGTGGGAGCCGATCTCCAAGAGGATCCAGGGGCTGTGTCGCCGGTATCCGCCGACCGTCCAGCTGGATCGCCAGGACTCCCACCCGATCACGGAGGGGAAGGACTGGTGCGGTGAGTGGCAGTCCATGTCCGTATCCCAGATGAATGAGCGTGCGAAAGCATCCGAAGATACCGCCTCCGCCTAAGCCGGACGCGCCGATTGGCGGGCTGACACAGCACGCCCTGACGCAGATGAAGGACGTTCAGGCCGAACTGGCTGAACGCCGGCTGGAAGCACTTCGTCTGTGGATCCCCATGCCAAGGCAGGAAGAGTTCCACGCCTGCACGGCATCGGAGCGGCTGGTCATCGGTGGAAACCGTTGTCTGGCCGGCGATCAGGTGGTGTGGGATCCGGTGCGGCGAGTGGAGCAAAAGGTGAGCGAGATCGACGGGCCCTTCTGGGTGGACTCGCTCTGGGGCGGGGAAAGGATCAAGTCCCGGGCCAACAAGCCTTTCATTAAGGCCATAGAGCCCCTCTATGCGTTTGTCCTGAGCAATGGTGGCGAGCTTCGCTGCACGCTGAATCACTTGGTTCTTTCCGGCGACGGGAAGTGGACCGCCCTCCGCGACGTACTGACTCCAGAATGCGTTGCCGACCTTCAGGCGTCCACTTTGGGCACTTGCCGGCAAGAGTCTCCCGAAGGTGATCTCCGTTGGTGTCAAACACCTGAAGGTTTTCGGGCCTATTGTCGTCCGGAACATCATTCCTGTGATGAACAACCTCAGTTGGTAGCAGGCGGCGACCAAGCATTTTCTCTGCCACCAAGCGATGCTCGCGGATATAGCCATTACTATTGGAGTCGGGATGTTCAGGCTGGTGCAGCAGTATGTACCCTGCCTTGTCTAGAACCCGGCCGCCCTTCCAGCATGGATGCTCTGGACCATCCTTTGGGCCCCGCCGACGCATCTGAAGGCCGTAGCGTTTGCACGCCTTATTCACAACCTTGGCACTGCGGCCCAGCAGTTGCCCTATCTCGGCCACTGTTTTGCGCTCCACCTCGTACCACTGCCGCATTTGCTCCACTGGCCAGTCGATCTTGTTGTGCCGTCCCATTTGATGCCCCTGAAGGTGGTAATGAACATCTGTATATTACCGCCTATAAACACCTCGGGCAAGGCTCAGTGTGGGACTTTGAGGTTCCGGACACGCACAACTACATCATTGCCGGCCTGCCGAACCACAACAGCGGCAAGAGTGCCTGCACGTTCATTGAAGATGCTCGCGCTGCTACGGGACAAGATCCGCACAACAAGTATCCGAAGGAAGGCGGCAACCTCGTCATCATCGGCAAGGGGTGGACCCACATCGGAATGGTTGTCTATCCGATGCTGTTTAAGGCCGGGGCGTTCCGCATCATCAAAGACGCTGAGACCAAGCAGTGGCGTGCCTTCAATCCGTCGAAGGACGCCGACCGCCTCAAAGAATCCAAGCCTGCTCCACCGCTCATTCCTCCAAGAATGATCAAAGACATCTCCTGGGTGCAGAAGAACGCCGGCTATCTGAACAAGGCCGAGCTGACGAACGGATGGACGATCTACTGCTTCTCCTCAGAAGGCGAACCTCCGCAAGGCTTTCAGGCCGATTTGGTCCACATAGACGAGGATATTTCGTCGGAGCGGTGGGTGGGCGAAATGCAGGCCCGGCTCTCAGATCGCAAGGGCCGCTTCGTTTGGTCTGCCATGCCGTGGTCCAAGAATGACGCTCTCCTTGGTCTGTGCGAGCGTGCCGACCGGGCGGAGGAGGAGGGAGTCAAAAATCCCATCATTAAGAAGTTCGTCCTTCGCTTCTTGGACAACGCCCATATCGATGCCGAAGAGCGACAGAAGAACATCGAACGCTGGTCTGCTCTTGGGCAAGACGAACTACGGATGCGGGCCGAGGGCGAGTTCACCACCGAATCCACCCTCATGTACCCGACGTTCAATGCGTCGGTCCACATGCTGGATCGCTCGCAGCTTCCAGATCGACAGGTTCCGCCAGACTGGACGCGGTACGTCGCAATTGACCCTGGGCATGCGGTGATGGCCACCCTATTCGCCGCAGTCCCTCCCGACGAGAAGTTCCTGCTGATCTACGACGAGCTATACATCCGCAACTGCAATGCGTTGATCTGGGGCGAGCAGTTCGCGCAGAAGGCCCAGGATCAGTACATCTACGCCGCGATCATGGACATGCACGGCGGCGCCCTCAGAGACCTGGGCTCCGGTCGGCTGCCGCATGAGCTGTATTCCGAAGAGCTGAAGAAGCGGAAGATCAAATTCGCCATTTCGGGGCATCAGTTTATTCCTGGATCAGATGACATCCCGGCAAGAACGGCCCTCGTCCGACAGATGCTCCATGTGCGTGGAGACGGGACCACCAAGCTCAAAATCTTGGAGGGTGCGTGCCCGAACCTCGTCCGCGAGCTGAAGCGGTATCGCAAGAAAACGACCACAGTCAACGGACAGGTGTACGTGACTGACGAGCCGCAGACGCGAGGTGAAGTCCATGCGGCCCAATGTTTGGAGTACGCCTGTGCCCATGAGCCCAAGTACCACAAGCCGCCCAACCGCCCAGGCAAGGAGCCGTGGTGGGTGAAGTGGCGAGCCGACCGATTGGCGAGAGAGCGAACGTCCGAAGATCCGTGCATATTTTTGTCCCCCACTGGAAAGATAAAGCGATGAGCTACGAGATGCCCAAGGCTGATGTCGGTGAGATTGTGCTGTTCTATGCCCATGAGAATGCCGACCCATGCCCTGCGATTGTCTGCAAGGCCGGTTCTCGCACCCTGACGCTGTTTGCCATGGCCGGCGAGCTGGGGGTGGTGGTGAAGCCCTCCGTCCACCATGTGACGGACGAGGGGGTCAATGAGTTCCCCGAATGGAAGCGGTACGGCCTGTGGGAGCATCGGGCCAAGGATCCGGCTGTGGCCATCCTTTCCGAGCGGGTTTCCATGCTGGAAAAGAAGCTGGCCGCCCTGTCCCCCAAGAAGCCCTGAAACGGGCAATAGACAGTAGGGAGACTGTGCATGTCTGAAGAGAATCCGCTGCGCCCGATTGCCAAGCGATGGCTTGAGGTCATCAAGCAGGGCGAAAAGCACAAGGAGGTCTTCAGCCGGGACGCCAAGGAAGCCCTCGGGTTCTATTCCTCGGACCCGGATGCCATGTGGGGCAACGAGACTGCCCGGGGTGAGCGGGGCTACAACAAGGGCATCGATCCTCCGCCCTTCCGGATGGTTGTGAACCGTGTCTGGGAGGCCGTGCGTCTCTTTGGCTCGGTGATCCATCACCGCAATCCCCAGCGGACGGTGACCCCGAAGGAATACCCGGTGATCGGGCCGGCGCTCCTCGGGATCATGCCCCAGCCTCCCGTCCCGCAGATGGGGCCGGAGGGTCCGGTGATCGGGCCGGATGGTCAGCCGGTGATGATGCCCGATCCAGGCATGCAGATGTACGAGCAGGGCGTGCAGCAGCAGCAGTTCCTTTACGAGCGGCGGAAGGTTATTGCAAGCCTGTTGCAGGACTACCTGAACTACACGCCCAATGAACTGGATCTGAAGAAGCACTCCCGCAAGGTGGTGGACGAGGCGTTCATTAAGGGCGCTGGTGTCTGGTGGCATGAGCTGTACCAGCCTCCTGGTGCGACGATCAAACTGGCCGGCAGCTTCTACGACTCCATTGACAACCTTGTCTGGGATCCGGATGCCGATGAGTTTGAGGACATCCGGTGGGCCGCCCGCCGCAGGGTCAGGCCCATTGACGAGGTCGCGGCTGAATTTGGTCTGACCCGAGAGGATTTGAAGGGGCACATTGAGTCCTACTCCTCACGGGCGGATGAAGCGACCAGGGGCTACGAGTACAAGAAGAAGAGTGGCAAGACGAACGACCTGATCTGCTACTGGGAGATTTACTCCAAGACCGGCTTTGGTGATCGCCTGAAGGACGCGGACAAGTCCCTCCAGGGGAAGTTCGATGCCCTCGGGCCGAACTGCTACATCGTCGTTGCCGAAGGCGTGGACTTCCCGCTGAACTGTCCACCTGCTCTTCTCCAAGAAGAAGTGGACGAGACGGGAGTCCCGCAAGAGCTGTTCATGCGGTCCCAGTGGCCGATTCCATTCTGGGCCGAACCTCACGGGTGGCCGTTCACTCTGCTCGCGTGGCACGGTCAGCCCGGCTACTCATGGCCGGTGAGCATCATCAAGCCTGGGATCGGGGAGCTTCGCTTCATTAATTGGGCGATGTCGTTCCTGGCGACTCGCATTGCCACCTCCTCCCAGACGCTGATCGGCGTGGCTAAGGCCGCAGACCCAGACCTCAAGGCCAAGATTCTGGAGCGGAATGAAGGTGGATTCAACATTGTTGAAATCTCCGAAGCTGTCGGTCGCTCGGTGAACGATGTGATCTCGGTCTTCCAGATGCCTGGGGTGACTCAGGACATGTACCAGATCATTGCCGAGGTGACGAACCTCTTCGACCGCCGAGTCGGTTTGACCGAACTCATTTACGGTATGACCAGGAGTTCCTTCAGAAGTGCTGCAGAAGCCGCCGTGAAGAGCGAGCAGATTTCTGTCAGGCCGGACGATTACGCCAACACCCTGGAAGACGCTCTCTCTGAGGTCGCTCGCAAGGAAGCCCTGCTGGCCCGGTGGCTGATTTACCCACAAGACGTTGAGCCGCTCCTCGGTCCCATGGCCGCCCAGGCATGGGGCATGCACGTTCAGAATGAGAACCCGGAGAACATCGTCCGCGAGTATTCGTACCGCGTCGAAGCCGGGTCTGCACGGAAGCCGAACATCGCCACCAAGACCGAGAACCTGAACAACTTCCTCCAGATCGCCATGCCAGTGGCCCAGGGGATGTTGCAGGCTGGCCAGCCCGACCTGTTCAACGGCCTGATGACGCTCTGGGGCAAGACCAACCAGATGGATGTGGCCGAGTTTATGGTCCCTCCTCCTCCGCCCCCGCCGCCTGAACAACCGCCCGGCCCCGACCAGCCCCCTCCCGCCCAATAGTCTTATATGGAACTCCCGTTTGAAATCGCCAGCGCCCGCTCTGAGGTGCAGGCCCACTACAAGAAGATGATCGCTGACGGCCAGACCGAGCGGTGGGCCGCCATGTGCGCGCTTCAGATCGCCCCCGGCACCAAGGGGTCAGACAGGGCATTCTTGGAGGGCAGGCAGAACAACCAGCAGCTGGACGCCCTCCCCAAGCTCCAGGCCCAATACATGGTCCGTGAGGCCAAGCAGGCCGGGATCAACCCCTCGGGGAAATACTACTGTGCCGGAATCGCAGACAAGCGTGGCTGGCGCGATCCAGCTGCCTGGGTGACGAGCGGCGATGACGTTCTGCGGGTTGCGAAGAAGCGTCGGATGGCGGTGAGCGGCAGCGTGAACTACGACCCTGGCCCCGCTCCGCCGGAAAGGAAGGTGCTGTCTGAGAGCATCATCCGCGACGAGATGCGGCGTGAGCTGAAGGCCAATCCCACAGCGAATAAGCGCGACCTGCGCGAGAAGATCATTGACAAGCGAGCCTACAAGGTGAAGGGAAGGACATGAACGATATCGCACGGCACTTTTCGTCCGTGGTCATCACGGCCAATTCCACAGCAGCCACTACGGCTGGCAACATCCCGTTCGGCCCCTTTGCCGGTGGCGTGGTGATGGTGGCCAATACCGGAGGCGCCACCCGGATCAACTGGCACGGCACCATCCAGCCGAACGTCACGCCAACGCAGATTTACGCTGACGGAAATGCCGTCACCTCGGCCGTGACCGTGGGCTGCATCAACATCCCAGACGCCTGCTTTGCCGTCCCGTACGTGGTCCCCGTCATCACTGGCGGAACGACCTGCGCGATGACGGCGATGCTCAAAGGCTGAGCGACCATACATCCCTACAGTAGCGACGCGCCCATGCCACTTAGCCCCCGACTCCTGCGCCCGCGAGCCAGCGGCGGAAATGCCCTGCGCAATGGCCTCGCCATGTACCTGCGGATGAACGAGGAGGCCACCTCCGGCGACGTGACGGCTCTGGACGCAAGCGGAAACGGAAACCACGCGACATCAAATAACAGCGTCCTTTCCACCACAGGCATCAGGGGGAACGCAAGGCAGTTCGTCGCTGCGAATACGGAATGGCTAAGTATCCCCTACAGCACTGCGATGGACTTTGGCGAGACGGCTTACACGCTGTCGTTTTGGTTCAATGTGTCTTTGAGCGTGCAAACAAGCTGGATCATCGGCAACGACAACAGCAATACGACCAACTTGCGTGGGTTTTTTATAAACGCTTCAACAGCGAACACTAGGTCTGTTCAGCTCCAGCCGTTTGCAGGAGGTTCGCAGCTGTTTTCGTCGGCGATTGGCAGTGACGCCTCTATCACGCAAAACGCATGGCATTTTGTGTGGCTGAGACATGCGCAAAACTCGGCCGTTATGGAACTCGGGCTTTACACGGCAACCGGATTCCGTGCGACCTCTTCCGTTACGCGGGCAGGTGGCGCAACGTGGAATAATCCAAACAGCCCGGTCAACATTGGCCGCAGGGGGACCGGCGCAAATTATTTCAGCGGCAATATCGACGAGGTCTGCAAGTGGACTCGGGCGCTGACGGACGCCGAACTTGACCTTGTTTTCAACAACGGCGCAGGCATCGACATCGCATGACGGCACTGGAACAAATTGACGCGGCAGTCGTTGCGTTATGGCCGGGAGTTGTTTCGCAGCAGGAGTCCTACCTGCTTGCGCATGGTGCGTATTACCAGATGCTCTGGACGCACAGCGAGCCGCCGTCCACGTTGACTGCGCCTGACGGCCTCGCGGATCGGCCGACAGATCAGCCAGCATCGCCAATCCAAGGGCTGCCAGCCACGATGCGGAGCCGGATGCGCATTGACACCTATGGTCGGCCAAATGGCTGGACGATGGTTTTACAGGCAGTCGTAGACGGCGAGGTGTGGCAGCGTTCGATTGACTGCGGGGTCGATTTGTCGCGGTCGTCGGCGTGGGAAGTGCTGCCGCCGGCTGAGTGTCTTTACACCCACAGAGTAGCGCAGCGCGCGTCTGAATGAGCGTGGCACCTATTTGCCAGCCGGGTAGAATGACTACCCGAAAGGATGGTGCGACATGGCGGTCGTAGTTTTTGGCCCCGCTGAAGATGCTTCGATTCAGCAGTTGGACCGATGCCTGTCTGTGTCTGGTGGTGGGTCTCGCGGCGTTCTCTGCGCCGACCACCACAAGGGATACGGCATGCCCATCGGAGGTGTGGTAGCAAGCCGAACGCACGTCATGCCAGCCGGCGTCGGCTATGACATCGCCTGCGGCAACCTTGCGGCCCAGACGGACCTTCTCGCGAAGGACGTAGATGTTTCGGCTGTGATGGATGAAGTCGTCGCCAAGATTTCGTTTGGCGTCGGCAGGGCCAACAACGAGCCGGTCGCCGACCACCATGTCTTTGATCGGATTGCAAACAGCCCATCGCCGTTTCAGCGATCCCTTCTGCAATTGGCGAAGAATCAGCTTGGGACGGTCGGGAGCGGCAACCACTACGTTGACCTGTTTGAAGACCGGGCCGATGGGCGGCTGTGGGTCGGAGTTCATTTCGGCTCTCGCGGCTTTGGGCACAAGACCGCGACTTACTTCCTTGAGCAGGCAGGAAGCAAGGACGATTCGATGGACGCGATCCCGGCCTCTATACCTCTCGGCACACCGCTGGCCGCCGAGTACCTGTCTGCGATGGAGGTGGCGGGCGAGTATGCCTACGCCGGCCGGGAGTGGGTTGTCGCCCGCGTCCTTGCCATCCTTGGGGCGAAGGCCGAAAAGGAAGTCCACAACCACCACAACTTCGCGTGGAAGGAGCAGCACTTCGGCGAAGAGTGGCTCGTCACTCGGAAGGGGGCGACGCCTGCGTTTCCGGGCCAGCAGGGATTCATCGGCGGCAGCATGGGGGACGACGCAGTGATCGTGGAGGGGCGAGACGGCGAGCGGTCGCGGAACTCATTCTTCTCAACCGTTCACGGGGCTGGCCGCGTGATGGGCCGCATGGAAGCGAAAGGCAAGTGGAAGAACGGCGTCTGCGTGCGAGAGCCGAAGATCGACTGGAAGGCAGCTACAGACAGGTTGAGGGAGCAAGGCGTAGAGTTGCGTGGCGGCGGTGCCGACGAGGCTCCCGGTGCCTACAAGCGACTGCCGGAAGTGCTGGGCCATCACGGCGACACAATTGCCATCCTGCATACGCTCAGGCCAATCGGCGTGGCGATGGCCGGCGCTGGCGAAGTTGATCCATACAAGGACTGAATTTATGAAGGCAATCAGAGACGTATACCCAGACCTAGAAGAAGAATTTGGCTGGGGCGGCCCTGGCGACTACAGGCCGTTGCTGGAGTCTTTTGGATACGAAATCCTGCTCCAGGTGGACGACGGCGATTATCAAGGAGATAGCAGGCTGATCTTGAGAGATGGCGGCCGATATGGGCTGCTCATCTTCGGGTGGGGTTCATGCTCAGGATGCGATTCGTTGCAGGCGTGCTGTTCGTTCAAAGACATCGAAGAACTTCGCGACCAGTTGCACAAAGACATTATCTGGAAGGACAGCCGCGAAGAGATGTTGCAGTTCGTCAGGGTACGCGACTGGGAGACTCAATACTCATGGCACGCCGACGAGACGAAAGAGTTTGTTGAGAAGGCTTTGGCGATGCTGGCAAGCCCTGAATGACGCTACACACCGTATCAAAAGCGATACACACCCCGCCGCCAGCCGACGCCGCGCCCTACGGCGTCTATTTGGCTGACGGTGGGCAGCCCCCAGGCGTAACGCAGGTGGACAACACCCTGGCGACGATGGGACGGGGGCAGTGGCTCACTT